CGCCATCCGTATGTGTTCTATTGGTCAATTTGTTCAAGATAAATGTAAAGCTCTCTTAGCGGATGAGTGTCAGACACATACTCTACCACCACGTCTGCGATTGCCATTATTTTCTCTTGTAACTGTCGCAGTTTACTAACAAGCTCCTGCCTGACATCCCACAATGCCCCGCAAGCAACAAACATTAAGACCGGATCCCTATCGAATTTGTCTTGTGCTTCGCCTAAAGCATTATAAACAATTGTTTCAGAATGTGAAAGTAAGTCTAACAAGCTCAGTATCTTGTCGCCCAACTCATCCCAGCTATCGTTGACCCAATCAAACTTGATACCAGCGAAAGCGGTCNNAAGCGTCTGCGGTCCCATAGCCATATATGTCCATCTGGCTCCCTTAATGACAGGATACAGCAGTTCGCATCGTTCCTCTTTTGTCATTTCATTTGTCATTTCACTCACCTCCGTGTATGATTTTTGTGCGGGCTTGTTAGTCCGCACCTTACTTCAGTTGCCGTCATATGTAATACTCGCTCATAAAACTTAAAGGGCGACACACAGTTGCAGGGTGTGTCGCCCTTTAAAGGTCGTATGCTATCTATGTGTCTATGCGCTTACCTTGGACAAACAGGAACTCTATGTATGGTGGAACGCCCAAGTAGGCGTCCCAGTCACCAGTCCAGTGTTCGCATTTTTCCACTTCCTCTGCAGTTATACCATCATCGTCAATGATGATGGTATACTGCATTCCGCAGAATGGGCAAATCACCTTCCCGTTGTTATTCACCTTAACCCATACTTCTTGCATCTTCATCACCCCCTGTTTTTACACGGAGTTTAAAAGGAACACGACTTGTTTGAATGCCTCTTGCAGTGTGTCATATGACATGAAGAAGCAATCTTCAGGACACACTACTTCATACCACCGTCTACGCTTCTTGCCGTAATACATCTCGTTGCGCACAAGGAAGACAATTTTGGCGGTGTCGGGGTTGATAATACGAAAATACAAGTTCAAGTTTTTGGGTGTGACAGTCACGATAAATCCGTGTTTTCTGCACAGTCTTTCCACTGTTTTTTGTGTCTTACTTCTCTCTTTGCTCATCCTCATCACCCCTTTGGAAGGAACACTGTCCATTCCACAGACACACAGTGCATGCCTGTTCTTCGCACTTGAGCCCGCACACCATCTGTGAGCCCTTCCCGTTATCTCGTAAGATGAAGTTGCACCATAGTGGTATAGCAACCTCAGCATCCACCAATCTACCGCACACGCAACATTTTACGATGTGTCTTGCGATGCTTTCTACCACTTTCATTCTTCATCACCCCCTTAAAGAATGTGACTTTAAATGGAATAAACAGCCAACCTGCCACCTTTTTGAGTTCTCTCTCAGCAACAACTATATGGTCACCACATAGATAAAACACATCATCGCCATACCGTATCTTTCCCACCGCTCTTTTCTTACATTTGCTATACATGCATCGGCGCATTCCTTTTATCATTCACCCCCCTTTTGAGTTTTACAGGGGACGGCTTTAAAGCCGTCCCCCTGTGCGGGTAGCGAGACAGGTTGAGACGGCGGAGAGGATGGCTCTTATGTGCCATTAGGCGATGCTTTCTTCTTTAGCTCCTCTAAGAATGGGCGGAGCTTCTGTTTATAGAACTCTTGTGCCTTCCAAGGCTTATTTGATGCCACAATCTCCGCCCATTCCCTTCCGAGGCGCTCCAGCTCTTGGCGCTCCGGATCTGATACTTCTGGTGAGCTATAAATTTTTGTCATCAGCTTTACGACTGCTGCGATTGCTTCATTCTTCTTCGCAACATCAGCGAGCTTTCTTTGTAGGAACTGCGGGAATGGTTCTTCTTCAACTGGTGCGTCAAGCACTCCTTCAATCAGTGCAACTGCGTCAGTGCTTGTTACCACCGTTGGTGCTTCGTCAACTTCAACTGGGAGTTCTTGTGGTCTCTCTGTTGTTGCTAAGTTTAGCCGTTTTAGCAGTTCTTCTGCTTCTGCCGGGAACACTGTGTTGTGTAGTGTTGGGATGCGTGCTCCAACATTGCCTGCTGCGGGCGAGAATGAGACTTGGTAAACTAACCTACCTTCCACAACCTGCACACTAATGTTACCTATCGCATCGCACTCTGCCAGAACAGCTCGCCCAGTCTTACCCGGCAGGTCCACAGTTGATGCACCAGCTTCCAATCCTGGCTTTACATGGATGAGGAACACAACGAGCTGGAAGCACTTTCGTAGTGCCCTAATCCAGTCGACGATACTGATACGTGCCAGCGCGAAGCCCTTGCCATACGCCGCCTTCTCAATGTCTGTTCCAATTTGTGCTTCGACATAGTTTGACAGCAAATCGTAGGCGGCGTCAAGGGTGTCGATGACAATGCACGGATACTTACCACCAAACTCACTCGGTATCGCTAACAATTCCTCCCAAGTCTCAGGCTGAATGCCATCGACGTGGAAGGGAAGGAAGTCCGTCCCCTTTTCAATGTCCACAACCAGCCCACCAAGGGCGCGGGCAACTTTTGCACCAAATGTCGTTTTCCCGCCCTTTGGTGGTCCATAGACGGCGATGGTCGCATGCTTGATTGGCTGTTTCCCGAGCTTCTTCACTTGCAGGCTCATACACATCACCCCTCCTTGTGATGTAGGTTTGGGCGTTCACCCTATATATAATACCTGCTCATAAAAGATTGGGCACCCGGTCACTCTGTGACTATGACATAGTATGAGCCAGTGTCCTCGTCATAGATTGGCTCTTTTGGTTGCGGTGCAGATGTAACGAGAGTGACAGTCCACTCAATTTCCCATACACCGCACTTAGAGCAGTAGTTCTGTGTCTTTTGCACTTGCACAGCAATGATGACTGGCTTGTGCTTTTTCACATACAGCGCAACCTCACTTAGCAATGCAGATAAAGCTTCATCTTGGTCTTCAACGAACGGCTTGCTCTTAATGCTGAATGTCTTGGTGATGCTAAGTGCCGCACCACGCGTTATCTTATGCGTCTTCATTCCCATCACCCTCCCTATTAGGTATCCCAAGGAAATGAATGATGTTTTTAATCGCTTCCTCAAGCCTTGATGTTAATTTACCTTCACAATCTTTATAGGCGAAATACAAATCCAATGCCAAAGCTTCCCATTCCATCACCTCTTCTTCGAGTGTTGCGTTTGCACTTGCGAGCGCTTCGAGGTGTTCTTCAAGCTCTTCAAGGCGCTTTTTAAGTGTGTGCTTCTTTTGCGTCATAGAGCATCACCCTCCTGTTGTAGTTTTTCCAGCCAGCACCGAGCTTCGATTTTACGAAGCTCAGTGAAGCACTGGTTGCACACTTTTTTGCCCATGTAAGCAATGCATTCTCGGTATGCCATTGGCGGGTTAGGTAGGGCATACCGAGAAAGCTCAAAGACGCGACATATTTCAACGACACCACAGCGAGTGCATTGTTCCTTCCTTTGTGGCTCTGTCTTTTCCTCTAAGAGCTGTATCTTCTCACGCACCCTCTTAATTGTCTCCTTCAATGCCTCTTTGTCAGTCTTAGCCCTCTTTACCTTCTCCGTCCTAATTGCTTTTAGAGATGGCATGTTTTTAATTGCAAGTTTCGCACATGTTTTCATGACAGTTGTGGGTGTATTACGACAATTAGGTGACACTACATCAAGTGCTTGCTTGATGAAGTAGAAAATCTCTTCAGCATAGAAGCCCTTCTTTCGTAGCATTCTCCATATACCCCAGCAAATGGAAAATTCTTTGTGTGTCAGCTTTTTCCCTGCAATTTCTACCAACTCCCTGTAAAGAAGCCTCCTCTCGTCTAAAAGAATAAGACCTTCTTTGCGCGTGCTGTTCGCACGCACTCTGTTAGAGTTAGAACCTTCTTTATCATCTACAGAACTACTTCTATGGAACGGATTAAACTTCTTACACAAAATATGTAGTGTCAGGGGGTGAACCCTGAAAAACTTGATGAGCTTTAGAAGGTCTGAGTAGGTCAAGGTCTGTCCTGACACAAGTGCCTCCGCTACTGCTTCTCCTAATTGGCTCAAAGTAACACCAATGGTGTTAGTCGCTCCATCATAAACATATTGCACCGTCAAATAGGCAAGCCTTGCCCTGTATCGTGGATTGCGCCCAAGAAGACGACGCACTGTCTCCATATGCAACCCAGTGCGCCTCGCTATCTCCCTAATTGATAAAGGAACACGCAAGTAACCACCACCACATTCATATGTGCTTTCCCATAAAACCTTCAGTATCTTGACAACTCGCCCGTCTTTGAGATACCACTCAAGACGACGTGCACACCATTTTGGAAAATTAATCCACTTGCTCACTTAACATCACACTCCTTTTACCGTGTTTGTCAAGATAGAATACCATCTTTCTCACACATCTTGGCGACACTACTTGTGATAGCTCACGAGCCTTTCGCTTCTTGTCTTTCTTAGTGCAACATTGTATCAGAACAACTTCACTTTCATTAATGGCAACAATGTCAACGGGTGTATGGCTTCCTGAAGAACGAATAACAAAGTAGCCCTCCCTTTCAAGCAACTCCTTCACTCTATACTCCAGCCTTCGTCCCTTTTGATACCTTGTCATCGTCCTCACTCCCCTCATCTATAAGCTTCGTAAGGAAATCTAAACCCCATATGAGCGATGTTGTCCACATTGTTGAAAAACGGAGTATGTTCGTAACTTCATCTTGTGAAGTGTAAGGCGACAGTCGTTCTTTTGTGACCTTGCCAGCAAGCCTTGTTGCGGCGCATAAAATGTCGTTTATTGATATCAGCTCTATGGGCAGTTGCTTTTCTTTGGTTGTCTCTTCGATGCTTCGTGCAAGCCAAAACGCTATGTTGTAAATGGCAGCACTTAGCACAAGTATTAAATCGTCAGGGTCACTTAAGTCAAACGGAAGCTCTGTGTTTTCGTCAGTCTTTTCCAATACCTTGTTGAGTAAGAACCCGACACGCATGATAATATCACGCGCCTTGGTCGTCTTTCTCTCGTTGTTGTTCATCTTGCATCACCTCTCTTAGTATGTGTTCAATAACTTCTTTATCAAGTAAGCCAATAATTACTTTGGCAAGGTTCTTGGCTTGCTTGTTAGCTTCCACTTCTTCTTTTGCATTGCAAATGAAATTATACAGTGCTTGCATAACTAACAGCCTCATAGACACTGGTAACCTCTCAAGTGAATAGTAGCGTTGTTGCCCGTAAGTTGTATGGTAAACATACATGCTTAAGAACACATTTTTGTTCACACCACATAGGCAAAAGTCAATGTGAAGTTCAATATCGGGTGTGACTTGAATTGTTATTTGGTAAGTGTCTTTGAGGCGCTTTTCAATTGAAGCGAGGATGCGCTCTTTTATCTCACTGATGCTCTTTACCCATTCATAATCATAGTCTGGGTAAAGCTTCTTCAGCATTGCATCGTAAACACTCTCAGGTGCGTTCATGATTTCATCACCCCCCATTATTAATACACTCTCATAAAAAATTGGTCGGCAAGCTGGTTAGCTTGCTACATCAATATCAAACTTGAATGTGGTGGCATGCCTTTCTGACACACCAAACAACCACCACTTATTTGACGATAATAAGCCAAGCGTCATCATCGGATATAAATCGTCCGTCACAAGCGTCCCGTTCAAAAATATGTCTATGCCATTTAACCGCGTGTATCCACAACTGTGAAAATGACCAAAACATGCTACACGCCAATCATCCCTTACACTTTGTGCCCACTTCAGCACTTTTGTGATTATCCCATACCAAGGAACTTGTGCATACATCCTAATATAATGCCCATGATAAAGTAATAACCCATGCCCCTTTACCTTATGCACCATCAAAAAATCATCATGCTCATTTATCACAAACCTTGTCTTGGGCAACATAGCCTTCATGAACTTGTATGTTGCAATGTCCCAGTTGGCTGCCTCATGTGCCCTTTTGCCAGCACGCCCGTGATTACCTGCTACACCAACAAAGGTAACATCCTAAAATGCCCATGGGCACGCTTTATCTGCGTGGCAATGATGTCAGCTGCAACTTCCGCTTGCAGAAGAACATTCGTGATGGCTTGATGATGTGGTTGCGTGGCGTAAATCTCTGTGCCATCATTAATATCTCCAAGCGACGCCACCACTAACTCATCAAAGATATAACCACTGCCAAGCAACTCCTTGATGCGCAATATTTTGTCCATCCACCGCTCCATCATCTTGCGCGCTCTCTCAATGTTGAACGACAGCGTGAGTTTACCGATGTGCATGTCGCTGATTAATGCAACGAGTGTCTCTTTTGACTTCTTCACTTGATGCCCTCCTCTCTACACACAACCTTAGCAAACATTTTCCAAAAACGTAAGTAGGGAAAATCAACGGGGTCTTGCTTGCCTGCAATGCTAATGTCTTTGTGTGCGGTGATTGTGGAAATCGGCGTTGGATTGTTCTTCATGATTTGCCATATGAGCCACGCAAGCGCTTCCAATTGTTTGTCTGGATAATCACGCGCACCTTCGTAACTCTCAATCTCAATGCCAATTGAAATGTTGTTCACTTGATTGCATACACCAAGCCTGCTCTTACCCGCATGCCACGCCTTTCTTGTCGTGGGAACGAGCTTGTAAATTGTCCCATCTCGTGCAACTAAATAATGAGCACTAACTTTACTCTCGGGGTTCGTCAACCACGATAATGCGGATTTTGCATTGCCTTCTGTAGTGTGAAGAACTATCACATTCGTAACACTACCAAGTAACCTTTCACTTTGATTTGGTGATGGCTTTTCAATCACTTTCATCACTCTCACCCTCTTCATCTCCAAATGTTAACCTGTCCACTTTTATTATGCCACG